TCCAGGTTGTGCATCGTGCCGCGGTCGGGGTTGAGTCCGGCAGAGCGCAGGGCACCCATGCAGGACGAGGAACCGACCTTCTCCATCGAAAAGACCAGGGGATTTTTGTCCATGTGTACCTCCGCCTAATTATATCCCCGGCTTGACCATGCAGTAGACCACTTCCCAATCCACGCGCGGACTCCCGCGTTTTTCAGCAATACGCCGAAAGAAACTTTTCGACTCGGTCTTGTGCTCCACCACTTCCCCTTCCAGCGTCAGGCTGGTGCCTTTGTGGTGTACCAGCAGGGCATGGTGTTCATGCAGGGTCACGAACCCGACCGCTTCGCATAGTTGGCGCCACTGGTCAGAGAAGGCTACACGCTCCTTGTTCCGCACAAAGTCCTTGACCACCCAGGCAGCATGACCGCCCGGCTCGAGCAAAAGGTAGACCTGCTCCACGATCTGACGGGCTGCCAGCCAGAAGTCATCGCCGCTGTCGGCACCCAGTTGACCGTCGGTAAATCCATACCGGGCATCTTTTTGCTCACGTCCGCCAATTGCCTCCATATCGATGGGGGTGACATACTCTGCGTTTGAAATTCCTTTAGCCCTCGCAAGGTCTCTTCTTTCGTCGGGGTTTACTCTATCTGCTGAAAGTTTGTCTTCCCACGGCGGACTGCTGACCGCGCCCTGGTAATTGCCTTCCTTCATGTTCGCCAGCTGCCCCTCGGTGACTCCGTAGCCATCCGCCGCCGAATTGCCGGCTGCGTGCCGTGCGTATAACCGTTCATCAATCACCCCGCCCGGCTTCGGCTCGGGAGTCCCGCCTTCACTGTGCCGGAAGGGAGGGGAGGTGACGGCAGCCTTGAAACTCTCCTCCGAGGTCTTCATGTTCGCCATTTGACCCACCGAGTCGCCGTAGGACGTATCGCGTTCTTTATCCCAGGACGGATAGGATTTATTAGTATTTCCCTTCACCTGTTTTACTGTCAATTTTCCCTCTTCCGCATATTTTCCCAGCATCTGCCAGCCGCCATCTGCCGATCGTTGCTCGAAGGGCGGCGAACTGATGGAACCATTTTGTTTTCCACCCACCAACGCCGCCAGGTTCCGAGAGTCACCCTGCAGCAGGCTGGCGGTCCCCCAGTGCGGCTGGTTGCCGTAGGTGGAATTCCACAGGTCGATATTGCCATGGAAGCGATGCGGTTCCTGGCTGGGGATCTGTCCGTGCCCGTTGGAGGAGAATAGATCAACGGGATATAAATTCACATACGAATCCATCCTGACCAAACACTCCGGGCACCAGTGAAGGTTATGCGAACCGTTCACACGCCTGGCGCGCCCATAAAAGCGCACCCAGTCGGCTTTCGAAAAACCGGGGCAGTCATACCCGCTGCCCAACTCCACGAACTTGGGTTCCAACTCACAGCCGGTCCAGTGCAGACCCATCTCCATGGCGTGCAGGGCGCCTAGCGCCACCCCGCCGAAGGGGTCCACGATCCGATCACCCTGCTGCACCCAGCCTTCCTCGAACAAGTGTTCATAAATGCGCCGGATCAGCCGGCTTGAGAACTTCGCCGGATGCGCCATGGCTTCCGGTATGATCACACCCTTCCACTGGGAGGGATAACAGCCTTCCCATTCGTCAACTTCCCACGCTTTTTGCTCTTCATCCATGATGCTTTTCTCCACGCAAACAATATTCAGACTCTTGCACTCCGGGCAGCGTTCCATGCTGCGCCTGCCATTCCTGCGGCTTTTCATCTCCACCACGTCCGCCGATCCAGTATACCCGCATGGATTGCAGCGGATCAACGCACCCGAACATTTCCGGGTATGCACCTCCACCCGCAGTTTCGTTCTGTACTTGGCTTCCTTCACAATAGGCATGATCCCTACTTTCTGATCCAGCCCTGGCACCTGTCACCGAGTACGTTCTTCCAGTCCTTATACTCCATATTCGTCACGTACCAGTCGCCCGGCATTATCCAGCACACATTCCCAGCCGGCTTCCCGTCCCAATTCAACTGATAGACCGGACGCGGCAGGATGTTCAAATGCCGCTCACATCCGCTCAGGAACACCAACGCCAGCAGACAAACCAACACCTGTTTCCTTTTCATCATATCCTCCTACAGTTTCACACCTTTGACCGACTCGATCTTCACATGCAGCGGATAGGATACATTGATCATCCCAAGCACCTGGTTGCGTGCCGCGATCTCCTCGATGCGTGCGTTGATCTTCCGTTGATCGAACGTGATCTTCGCTGTGAACGCATCCTCACCCCGACCCTTGCGGGCATCCTCAGAACGCTTCGCACCGCTCGAATGATTGCCGCGCCCCTTCGGCAGGACCCTTTCCACCAGTTGAGTCATGCTCTCCTCCAGTTTGCGTGCCGGTCTCTCGGCTCGATCCAGCCGGCACCCAGGAACTCCAGAAAATCGATCTCTTCCTTCATCGGCAGCGGAGTCTCACCTTTATTAGGTTCGAACTTCCCCTTGACCCATATCCCCTGCCCCTCCCGCCAGATCCCCAAATGACGCTGTTTGTACCCATCCGGGAGTCCGCCGCCTGCTGACTTGTTCGTCACGCACCAGCGCGAGAAATTATCTTCAGGCTTTCCCGGACCGGTTCGGATCACCAAGCCCACCCCGAACTGTGCCGGCGGGGTCATGATCCAGAATTCCACATGGAAAGGATTGACCATGGGCATCATTCCGTACCGCTCGAGGTCGATGGCGTACTGTTTATATTTCGGACCTGCCTTCACCTTCGAGATGCGCCGGTCGTCCTCCATGTCGTAGATCAACTTATCCAGGAAGGTCTGATGCAGCACCTTACTCCCGAACACCGGGACAGGTCGCCCCGGCTTCGGCTCGATCACGAACTCGATATCATGCACTTCCGGCTTACCACGCCGCAGACTCCCGGCGATCACAATTCGACTACACGCCGGGGAAACACGCTCCAGAATATCCTCGGCTATCCGCATCGCATCCTTGTAGATCATTCAGTCCAGACTCCTTTCTCCATCATTGACTTGAATTCCTGCTCCAGTGCGTTCCGCTTTTCCACCCACTTTTGACACGCTCCCCACAACCCATCCGAATACGGCTGGCAGCGCCGCAGGGCATAAAATACGAACTTGCCTGCCAGCAGTTCTTCCATACTGGTATTGCCCTTCCACTCCTCACCCCATCGCTCGAGTACATACACAATGTGCGGATCGGTCGCCCGTTCCATCTTGTGCGGGAAGTAGATCATCTTTTTCACTTCTGAAAAATCGATCATCTCAGCACCATCCAGACCACATAACCCAGCGCACCCATTCCCACCAACAGGACGCCGAACACAAGCAACCGTAACAATAGCGTCAAGAGCCAGCCTGAATTCATGCCTGCAATTCCTTCGGATGCCTGTAATTGATATACCTGCGCCGCAAGATTTTGAAGTGTTCGGGGCTGGTCCATAACCACGTCCGGCTGCCTGCCATGCTCCCCTCTTGCAAGTAACGCTTGCTTTCCAGGTACTCGGTTGCAAGTTTCCATTGCACCCTCACCGTCTCCCGGCTGACATTGAAACGATCCTGGATGCGCTTGTCGTCATTGTAGTTGCGCACGTCAACAAAACTTTTCTCGGTCGAGTCTTGCAGGAACTCCCGCAAGAACGGGATCAGGATGCCGGTGTTGACGCCGCCGTCCAAAATGTAGCTGATCTGTTCCTCGCCGAACTCTACGCCCATCTCGGGCCACTCGCGCGCCAAAAAGTGCCGGGTCTCGTCGTCCCACTGGGTGGCGGCGATCCCGAACGCCATGCGCGCCCGCACCAAATCCTTCCGATTGATGATCTCGTCGTTCCGCTGCTCCCAGAGTGAGACCGCCGTCGTCCACAACTGCCCGAGCACCGCCGAAAACGCTAGGGCGAGTCCCACCTGTGTAACTCCGAAGTACAGCGCCACACCGCCCCCCAGGAGCATCAGCGAGAACGTAACGAACTTTCCGAAGCCTGTCCACCCCATCAGTCACCTCCTCCCCACAAGTTGCTGAAAACCCCTGTTTTTGCGTGCGGACAAAGGGAATTCCAGCGAGTCTGACACGTAGCCTCGGTGGGGGAGGGGGTTTGAGCCGACGACACGCTGATGCCTTGACTCTCCCTATAAGACGAACCAATCCCTCCCCTGCCCCACCGACTACCCACGACTATGCGATGCACGCTACTCACGACTCCGCTCCCGGCTGGGATGCGGTCTCGAAAATCACCTCCCGCACCTCGCCCGAGGCGGTCTTGATGATCAGACCCTTCTCGATCATCTTTTTGGTGCGCTGGTCGATCGCCTGGCGGCTTACATCGTCCACCACGCCATCCTCAATAAGCCTGTTTCTCATCTGTCCAGATGTCAGAGTCGGGTCCATCGACCAGTACAGCAGCAGGGTCGCATCGTTCAATTTTCCGCCGTTTTTCCCTTGCTTGCGGATGCCGGATTGCTCCATCCTTGCGCCGATCTCTTGCTTCTTCTTTGCGATGGCTTGCTCGCGTTCTTTACGTTCTTTGCGTTCGCGTTGCTCCAGTTCTTTCCGTTCCTTACGCTCGGCTTTCTTTTCGGCTGCATCCTCTTCCTTTTTGTTTTCCAACTTTTGCCTATACGCTTCCCGCTCTTGCGTGCGAGTTTCGTGTAGGTTTCTAAGGCTTGCAAGGAACGCAGCGCTGAACCCAACCACAACAATTCCCAACGGTGCCCAGACCTGCAAAACAGGGAAGACATCCAGGAATACGGTCAGGATCGTCACGCCACTGAACCAGACACCCAGAACCATCATTGCCTTCCAAGTGGGGAGGGTGCCGATCTCTTTATCCTCACCTTTGTGCAGGGTGGCATTGTATTCTGAAAGGTCGTTCATGATCATCACGCCCCAAAAGCCGGCACTTGCCACGATCACGGCAGCTACCACTCGGAAGAATGGATGCCAGTTCATGACCTCCATTGCCAGATAGATGGCGTATCCTTCCGGTACGGGAGTCAGGAGTAAAACATAGCGGATGACTTTCGAAAAATTGATCTTCATAATGTTCTCCTCATAATTCATACCGGCAGTATTACGTCCAGTCCATTTACACCAATCAAAAGGCTGCCCGGATGCCTGCCGGCGGCGCACCCAGGGAACGGGACCATCCCGTCCTTTTTATTTTTGGTAGATCACAGTATTTTGAGCGTATCGAATTTCCTCTTCAACGTCGGATATTCGAAAGTATTGCATATTGTTTACACCTTGGAACCACAAAGCATCCAGCAATTCATAACGCTCATCCCCTGTAAGTCCAGGTTGTGAAAGTATCTTCTCCATTGTTTCACGCAGATCACTTTCCTGTAAACTTCCCATACTACCATCAACGATTCCGCGTTCTCTATATATTTCAGTCTGACAATCCTGCTCTTCCATCATCTGGGATCCAGTTTTCCCTTTTGGCTCATTCTGGTTTGACGATGAGGAATTTATAGATTGAGCTTTTTGCGAGGGGGGTTGCAAACGCTTCCACAGAGGAGTCATATCATCGACCTCCCTTCTTATCTTCCCGGAATGCCTTGACCACGTTCCACGCCAGCAGTGGAAGCGTGACGAACCAGAACATCCCGAACAACAGGGCGTTGAATTCGGGATTCTTCGCCTTTCCCTTCACGCCGCCGAAATAGAACAGCACCACGCTGATCGTCAGCATGATCGTGTAGACCTTGAAGATCAGGAACCAGGTTTCATTCATCGTCTATGATCTCCTCGCTTTTCAGTGTATGCGGACCGTCCCAGCCGTAGCCCTCGAGCCACACATAGCAACGGGCATAGCCTTTTTCCTCACGTGTCACGACCACCCTTTGGTCTGCAAGGTCGGATTCGATGGTCTCAGCGTTTTCGACCACCGTCCCCTGCCTGATCACGCCCTTTGTCTCTTCGTCACATTTCTGGCGTTTCTGGATGTTCGGATATGTTTTGATGTTCATTGAATGCCAGCCTTCATAAAACAATACAACCATAGGGCTGCCCCTGTGCATCCCAAAAGCAGGATGATCAGGGGAATCAGTTCTTTTAGCGTCCATTTTCTCTGGGTCATGCTTCCTCCATTCATTCAATTTATCTTAATTGGATATGGATATAGTCTTCGTAGTAGGCGCCTGTGGATATGTGGATAACTTTTTCCTACTCTGAAACTTACTTCTTTAATTAAGACTCTCCATACCTTAGATTTTCGTCTCATTTTATCCACAGGCAAATTGTGGAAAGATTGTGGAAAACTGTGGATAACTTGTTTTGCCGGCTTTCAACCTGTGGAAAACCTGTGGAAAGTGTGGATATGTGGATAAAATGCTTAGTTATCCACAGGCATCTGTGGAGAAAATAAAGCCTGCTTCTGTTCGTGCTTCTCTTTGGGGAATGTCTCATCTTCCTCGAGAGAATTGAACTGCCTCACGTACTCCTCCCAGCCCGCCTCGCTGGTATAGAACATACACAAGAACCAGGCATCCGGGAGTCTGTTCTCGAGTGCCAGTTCGATCATGCGCCTTTCGCATTCATAATGCACATCCGGGCGGGAGTCCATCACCGGTGCCCCGTACTGGTTCAGTTTCCACGGCGGCAGGGCGAACGCCAACAGAGCGTATTTCTCCTGGGTCTCCTGGTTTAGTGCCTTGAACTGACCGCGCAGGTCATAGTTGACCGAGTAATTATAGGCGCGCCATTCGTCCAGGGTCTTTTTGTTCTTGCGGGCTGGCATCAGGATCGTCCCAGCTTGATATCGATCTCAGCCAGTTCACTGGCAAGTTCGTTGAACTCTTCCCGGTCGATCGTGTACTTGTTGGCAGCCATGTATGCCAGGATGTCCCTCTTGCGTTCCTCCAATGCCCGGCGGGTTCTCTCGCCCGCTGCGTGCGATAGGAATAACGAACTGAGATTCTGTGTTTGTGGTCCAGTCTCCATTTCGACTCCTTACTTGAGTGTCCCTGGCAGGTGCAACTCTGGGGGGCACTTGCTTAAGTACTTCTCTTCGGCACGGAAACCACGCGGCCAGCCGCTGGGAGGGATTTTCCAACCATCCGGCGCAAAATCGTAGGTGGTGGAACCGTCCGGCTCCGGGACGACCTTCAGGATCGTTCCGGTGATCGGCTTGATCCGTCCGTCCTCGTCCTTGGCGTTCAGGATCATATAGCCTTCGTTCCCCATGCTCGCCATGTGAAACCAGCTGGGGATCTGTTTGTTCGGTCGATCCGTGAAGACAACGCGCTCATTCTCCTCGAACTTCGGCATGTCCCTGCTCCATCTCCGTGTTGGCGATTTTGATCAGTTCCCGGAAGGCGGACAGTCCATATGCCCAGATGAAACGCCCCCAGGCTTTGTCGCTGAAATGTCCCTTCCCATTGCGGGCGACCAGAGTCCAGGCGTGAGAGTAATATTGGTACCCCATGGCTTGCTGGAACTGCTTGGGAGTGATCCCTTCCCGGAATGCCCACGTTCGCAGGGCAGCGGTCAAGTCTACTAATCTCTCTTTATCAGGCATATGCACCTCTTTCGTGTAGTATTATCAATCGTTATCTATTCACAATATACACCGGCAGCGGTTGGCTGTCAAGGGTGGAACGCAAAAGTCCCCACGCGGGGGACTTGCGTATAGATTAATTATTGCCTATAATATGTGTGGACGGATCGCCACCGTCCCGACAGTGAGGACTCACGCTCCCGCATCGAAGAGTCGGAAATCGGAGATGCAAACACCCAGCCCGTTCGTAGCGGGCTGGGTGTTCTTTATGGGTGGTCTAGCGGAGGAGAATGTCACTCATATGCTTATTATAGCCTGTCTCATCGAGTCGGATTATTAAAAAAGGTTACGCGTCCGGCGAGACCATGAACCAGCGGGACGCTCCTGAAATTGCATTCCCGTCTCCGTAGATAAAGAGTGCCCAGTGATTGTTCCCAATCGTTATAGAGGCGGATGTCGGTGTGATGATCCTGTTCGTGGTGCTTGCCGATGCATTCTGGTGTGTGAATGTGATCGTGCTGGTACCACCTGCTCTTACATAAAGAACCCTTCCAGGCTTTCCGTTGGCAATGCCGTTGATCGTACGCGGCGCCGATGGTGCAGCAAAGATGACATCCCGATCTTCGATATCCCAGGCATTCTGGTCTGAACTCAAACTAATGGAAGCAGACAGGTTCAGGATGTCGTATTTTATTTTTTCAGATCGATATGCAAGAAATTCATGCTCGAGAGAGTTTATTTTTCTAACGATATCTTCCAATGCGTTAGCCAACATTCACCTCGTTCCTGCCAGTCACTTTTTCGTCACCATTCTCATTGACGGAAACATAGATCAGGTTGACCTCGGCTTCAAAGTGTTTCCCGGCATATCCCACTTTTAGCCGATCCCCCAGGTCCCAATCGAGTCCATACAGGCTGCGGGGTGTGGAGCTGGTGCCGGGGGTGTTCAGGAAAATCAGGGGCAGGTCTTCCTTGGGTTTATTGTCTTCCAGCTCCGCCGCGCCGCGTGCCGTCAGACCGGCGTCCTCGGTTTCCGAGGAGATCGCCAGCAGACTCTCGCAACGATTCCAGCGGGAGGCGTTGGCGCGTGGTGCGTCCTGTACGATCTGGATCTGCTGTGTGCTGCCGCGCCCGCCTCCCTGCACATAGACCGTGTTGATCTCATCCAGGTGGCTGATGGCGTAGGAGGGGGAGTCGATGTTCTCGTTCTCCTGGCTGAACTCGATCCCGTCCGTGCGGTCGGTGCCATATAGACCAGAGCGCGTTGAAAAACGCCAGCCGAGCGGTACCGAGCCGGACAGGTTGACCGCCGATACATCGAAAAAGATGCGCTGATTGTTTTCGTCGTCAATATGCTTTTGGATCGTAAGGTCGCTGATCGTGCGCAGAATGTCTAACACGTTCTTTCCTTCGAAGTTTTGCGTGATCTGCGGACCCAGGCTTGTGTCGCTGGCGACCGTGAACTCGCCTTCCGGGTAGGCGCGAGTGTTTTCCTGCACTCCATCTTCATCGACCGCCGAGCCATAGAGCATCTGCTCGCGCACAATGTCTTTGATCATGTCGTCAGCGTAATCTGTCTTGGTCGTCCACTGCGTTCCGGCGCGTTGCGCCACGATCCGCCGGTGCAGCAGGTCGAGTCCGTTGCGTGCGTAGAAGCGCAGCATCTGCATCCCGTCCTCCGAGCGCGTGTATACATTCGGTTTGCGTAATAAAAAAACGTCTTCACGCCGCAGTGGATAGTTGTGCGCAGGGGAACGCCAGACCTCCACCCGCCAGTCCGGTCGGAAGAATGGGGCATATTGTTTGTTGAACGGAATAAAAGGCACTGCAAATTCCAGCGATCCAAATTGCCGGACCGCTCGAGAATAACTGATATAGGTGTAGTTCTCCAGCAGTCCCAGCCGGCGCCCGGAGTCATCCGTCAGCCATAGTTCGTATCTCGCAGACATTAGAGACTCCCGCCCGCGTCCGCGCTCCAATGCTGCACTGCGAATTGGATGCTCATCTGTGCACCCACGTCATCGTACATCAGGCAGGCGATCTTGTTCTCACCCGGCGCCAGCACAAAACTGCCAAAGTCGCTGCCGGGCAGCAGGTTACTCAAAAGATTCGGGCGCAGCTCCGAACCCATCCTGTTATGCGGGATATCGATCATGACCTCTTCGTTCTCGAAGACATATAGGTCCAGATATAAGGTTTGCCCGGTGGTCTGGTTCTCGATCCATGCCAGCCGCCCCGGTCCGGCTACGTTGAAAATCGGTTTGACGTTTGCTGTGCCGGGGTTTGAAACGATATTAACATGAGAGATCAAGGCTTGATCTCCATTTACCAATGTGTCTCCGATAAAAATATCTCCATCTTTCGAAATTCGTACTTCCTGTGGGTTGGCAGTATCAAGGAAATGGATATCCATCGGAACCACGCTTGAACCATTGAACTTGGAAACTCCTGTACACGGAATATTCCCGATCTGATCGAATAACCCGACAATGATTATTTCACCTTGTGGGGTTTCAAACATGCCGTTTGGGTTGGCGTTGAACGCTCCTCCTAAATTCTCCCAGGCGCTGCCTGTCCAGCGGGCTAGATTCAAAACCGTTACGCCGTTCAAGGTTTCCGGGAAGCCTATGGCGTACACGATGTTCGAGTCTGTGTAAAGCAGTGGACCTCGTATCAGGTCGGTGGCGTTGCCTCCCATGGCGGAGAATTGACCGGTATCCACATCATATTGGGCAATATTATAAAGAGCGTTGGCTGCGAAGCCGAATTGATCTGTGAATGTTCCAGCGACCACGATGGTTTTTGAATCGCGCGAGACGATCATATGAGTCACTGTATCGTTTAGCCCCCCAAATTGTCCAAGGCGGTGCCATTGGCTTCCATCCCAGCGCGCCACGCGGTAACAATTAAGTGTATCTACCTGTGTAAAAACGCCGGCATAATAGACATTCCCATCATTGGCTGCCACGATCCTGTAAACAACATCGTCTGTGCCGGCACCCATATTATTCCAGGCACTCCCGTCCCAATATTGTGAATTTCGGGCATCCAATCCTCCCGAAATATTGCGCCCGATGTAAATATACCCATTGGGTGCTACTGCCAGTGCTTGAATAAAGAATCCCACTGCAGGATCCACGCCGTCCGCGCCAACCTGCCATTGCTCACCATCCCAATAAGTGATCTTTGGAGAAGCCAACAAGGGATCAATGGCGTTCGCATCGTTATTGACCGTTGTGAAATTACCGGTCATGTAGAGTCTCTGTCGGCGCGTATTGGAGAATCGATAGCCGATCCCATCTACACCGTAGTTCATGGTATTCCAGACCCCATCGATGCGGCCGTAAACATAGTTGGGAAAGATCACATCCTGAAAATCCAAGGACTGCGCTTCCTGGCTGTCCTCGAGCAGAGTCGGGTTTACTGCCAGCAATCGCAGTGGGAAACTGTTCACGAAGCCGTTGCGCACGTCCCACTCCCCTTCCAGTCCGCCGTCATAGCGCGCCCTGAAGTACAGCGGGATGTCGCCGTCCAGATACTCGAACCAGATGTCCTCATCGCCCGCCGTGCGGTCCGGTTTGACCGCATCGATCAGCAATTGGCGCAATGCGTGTAGTTTTTCAAGGTTGACCGAACTATACCGGAAGAGCGCCTGATGCTTGGCGTGAAATGTGAATGTGATTGGTCTGGAATTGACCTTGATGCCCTGGTGATACGAACCCGGCGCCAGCGCATAGAGTTGCGTGATGTTCGAAAGGGGAGCCACGCCCAGCCCGCCCGCCGTGGTCATGTACAGGTCTTCCGCCTCACGGTTCGGACCCGATAATTCCAGCCAGCGTCCACCTGCGCGCGTCGAGTCCGGTCGCATCGAGACGCTGGCGTGCAGTATGCCGTCCCAGCGGCATTTCTCCTGGTCGCCGTCGCAGTAACTGGTCTCATAAGGCTTGCGTTCCATCTGGGCGCCGTCCACGTAGAATGTCCGGGTGACCGCCGACTCTTCATCCGTTTCCACCACCAGACGAATGTCATCTCCTCCATGTGATCTTCCGCTGACAACCAGACGCGTCCAGCGCGTATCCGTGAGTTGCACCGCCTGCGAGATATATTCCCCGCCGCCGATGGCGTTATCGTCCAGTCGTATGCGTATCTTGCCGTTCCCGCGTACATACACGCTGACCGTGACGGAGTCGCTGATCCCGTCCAGCGCTTCCACGCGGTAAAAAATGCCTTCGTGCAGGGCTGCCCCGTTCGTGACCACCTTCCCGCCCGAGACTCCGAAGCGCGCCCGTTCGAGCGTGCGCGTCAGGCTTGCTCCCTCCGCAATCCAGCCGTCCGTGTCATAGCGGAAGGATGGGTTTTTGATGTAATTGGTCGTCCCGTCCGGGACGAGGACTCTCAGTGAGACTTGGTTTTCTGCCATTAGGCACCTGCCAGGCTTTGCAGCATGTTGTAGTCCTGTACGATCGGCTCGCTCGGGGCGCTGCTGTTGACCGTCAGGTTATAGTTATACGCATAGTTGTTCTGGGTCGAGACCATCCCGCCCATCTCCGCAGTCGCGTACATGGCGGGCATTGCCACGGCTGCCGCCGCGTTCTGCATGGCTTTGATCGCCATGCCCTGCGAGTCTTCGATACCGATCGCCAACCCTTCCATTAGGTATTGACCGATCTCCTTGAACACTTTGGAAGGGGAATTGTTCCCGAATATGGTATTCACGATCTCTATCGCGTCGTCGGCTAAATCAGCCAGGGTTCCGAGGATGCTATCCGCCAGTGACTTTATACCGTCCCAGAGTCCTTGCATCATGTCCTTGCCAACAGATAACCACTTGGAAGGAGTGAAAAAATCCTTGACGCTTTGTATATTCTCAGAGAATGACGTGTTGATCGTTTCCCAGTTTGAACGCACAATCTCCAGGAACTTTCCGAAAAATTCCACAATGCCATCAACAATTTTATTTACAAAATGTTTTATAACATTGACTAATGTGTTCCAATACAATTGTGCGTAACTAACTATCAGAGGCCATGTGTCGATCAACAGCCAGACCGCAGCTATTACGAGTCCAATGAGAATCACAACTAAACCAATAGGAGAAAGAAATAGGCTGATTATAGAAATAACGCCAGCGACGGTGGCGATGAGTCCTGCGAAACCGGCTACCAATCCAATAACAGGAGGCAGGATTATAGATAAAATAAATCCGACAATCTGTAAAATTCCCCACAATTCAACAAGTTTTGTCGCAAAATCTGCAATCTTATCCTTATTCTCGATTACATAGGTCATAAAATTGACAATACCGTCCAACAGGGACTGGAGTCCTCCCTCTGTGTCAATCTCTTTGCCTGTCAGGTTTTCAATGACGGTACTGACGATCTCGCCCAACGTACTAAAAAATTCATCGATGGTCGGCTTGTTCTCGTCGATCCATGCTTTGATGGTATCCAGTGTTCCTGTAATCGTGTCCCGAAATGAGATAATTTTATCTATGGTTTCCTGTGGCACCCCAAGAGCCGCCAAAAATCCTTCAAAATCTCCTGTTTTCACAGCGTCAATAAGTTCTTTAACTGTATCTTTTACATTCGTAAAGAAAGAGATAATATCGTCTTTATGATCCTCTATCCATGTCGTTGCTCTATTGAATCCCTGTAAAATTCTTTGCGATATTCCAGCAGTATCTACGTCTCCTAACCCCAATAAATCACCAATTAAATCGGATACAGCTTCTCCAAAACGTTGCACCGAAAGAGAGATCGCTGCGAACGTTCCCGGGCTGGTCAATCCTTCCAGCACATCCGCGATCTTCCCGCCCACCTTGTCTAGGATGGGAGTCACGACTCCGAACCCAAATATGGACTTGATGAAGTCTTTTACGTTATCCGTGGAACCCTTGAACGTGCGCGCCATGGCTTCGGATGCGCCCGTAAAACGTTGTCCTACGATCTGCGAGAAGGCGGTCATAAAGGCGTTGACACCCTCGCCGGTCGTCTTGAACTTGTCGAATTCCTTGCCGGTCTTCCCCACGTTCTTCTGCATCTGGGTGATGATGTCGTTGACAGGCACAAAGGCACCGCGCGCCAGGTCGTTTAGTTCACGCTGTGTCACCTTGCCCTGCTGCACCATCTGCCCCATGTTGATGATGATGCGCTCGATCTCGGTATTACCGAGACCCATGCCAGCCGCAAAATCGGAGATGTCCTGCGTCAATCCCTTGGCGGCATCATCGGCAAAACCATACGAACGCGCCAGGGTGAAAACGTTGGCAATGTCCTGAAAGTCATAGGGAGTCGTGGCAGCCAGTTGCTGCACCCAGCTTAATTGGTCTTTGGTGGCTTTTTCTGCCTGTGTTGTGGCGGCAGTATAGTCGCCAATTTGCGAGATGGCAGTATTGAAGTTCAGTCGTCCCAGCCGCAGTCCAAGGATCTGGAATTCATTGCCCGCCTCGATCGTGGACGAAATGATCTCTTTTAGTCCGCTTACAATGGCGTTGAACGCGTCCCGCACAAGTACCCCCAGGGCGACCTCCGCCACCCGCCCCATGAATCCGATCAGCCCGCTGAAGGCACTGCTCATCCCCTCCAAAGTACGCGTAACGATGCCCCCGGAAGGCTCGATGCTTTTCAGGGAGGAGTTCATCTTGCCGATGTCGCCGATGAATGCGCTCAGTCCTTTGACGACTGCCTGTACGCCTACTTCTTCCATGCCTTACTTCTTTGCGCCTTTCCGTTTGGCTGCCCTGATCTGCGCGTCCGCCTGCAGGTTCTCGAGTGCAATGCGAGTCCTGCGCTGGGCAATGATCAGGGCTTTCTCGAATATATCCATCACTTCCCACGCCGCCAGGTCGAGTCCGGCTTCCAGGCGGGCAGTGTGTTCCTCGTAGACCGGCACCATGTTCCTGCCCATGGTGCGCAGTTGTGCGCCGCTCGAGACCGAATTATCCAGTTCGATCTCGGTCACGCGCACGTTCATATCGTCGTAACGTTTACTGACTCCCAGAAAACTCCTCGGCAGCTTGCACGGCGCGCTCGCTGACGCCGCTCAAGTTACCGACCACCTCCTGGATCTTCTGGGTATCCTCCGGCGAAGGCGCCGCCTTGAACATGATCCAGTTCAGATAGCGCCACGATTTATTATCAGGTTTTATGTCTAACCCGATCTCGCGCACCTCTTCCAGCCAGGAGTCCGATTCGTGCTTGGGGAAACCCTTGGGCACCGAGACCACTTCCGTCCCGTACAGGATCAGCACGTTCAGAACGTCGCTGGCGGACTCTGCCTCATAGGCTTTGACGCGCGCCAGGTAGTCCGGGTCGGCAGCATTCTCGATCACGCGCCCCAGTTTTTCGCTATAACTTTCCGGTGGCTGGGGTCTCTTGGTCTTGGCGATCACCTTGACC